GCCCAGTTAAATGCACCTTTGTTAATTTGTTCAATATTGGCAGATTGAGAAAATAAGTAACCAGTCGTTTCAACAGCAGCTAAGGTATCGGTAGTGCTGATACGAACCATTGAAGGAGTAATACCCCAGTCCCTCTTGATCGATGTAATACCCATATTAATTCCTTTTAATATTAATTAACAATGCCTAGTCTAGCGTCTGCTGTGTAATGGAAAAATAAATTTGCACTATAACTATCACTAACGGCGCCTGCCACAGTTAAAACCTGTGTTGTTGCTTTTATATAATAAATACCAGCAGTTCCGTTAGTTAAAACAATCCAATTAGGCGAAGCTTCTGGAGCTACACCAACTGCATTGATGCTCCCACTAGGAGTTGCAGGGGCTAGTCTCCAAAAATCCACCCTAACACGATTAGCCGTTATCGAACTTGGTGAATAAAGCACAACATTCGGAGTTGCTCGCTTAATATTTTTATACACTATAGAAAATGGAATAGGAGCAATAAAATAAGTTCCACCAGAAAAATATACATCTGGATCAGGTATTATTAATGCACCTATTGTTGTTGTGGCAACACCTGGTAAAAATCCAGTTCCATAACTTTTTTCATAGTAATACTGGCATTCCTGCAATACTTGATCTGGCGTTTGTGGCGCTGGCTTAGTCGCAATGTCACCTGACATCAAGCCTACTGACTCAATACGCAATGCATTTGCAGCTGTAATGCTCGATGTTCCTATAACAATCGCAAAGAATGTCGCAGAATCAGCAGCAGCATGATTATCTAAATTCCACCCATGAAAACTGTATTCAGAAAAATCAGTACCAGAAGTTACAGTAAAAGTAATATTTTGTTGGATAATTTCATTAGGAACTTCTGTCCATGTGCCATTTTGCGAAACTGGATGACCATCTGCATCTAATGTTGCAACAATAGAATTGTTTGAAGCTGATATACTGGGCAAATTTGCTGCCGTTGTGTACCAAAGCGATATAGTAACCGTTACATCTTGACCTTCCGCATAGGCAGATAGATTAACCGCTATTTTATCATTTAATATTTTATTGGCTTGATAAAACTCAAGATATTGAATAACCGCCATTTGTGTATCAACAGCCGCTGTTAAAACTAATTCCCCACCTGTTCCGCGACTTGTCGTTATGGCGCTATTGGCACTCTGAAATAATATGGTTTGATCCCAGGCATAATAGGATTTATTAGTACCTACTGCTTGAGCCGCAACACTATCACCGAGAAATTGAGCGGGGTTCAAAGGAAAATCCCATCCAACCAAATAGCTTGGAATTCTTTTATTGATAAGCGGATCTTTATAATAATGAAACAAATGATCTATTTGTCGTTCAATCGTTTCTTGTTGATACACAGGCGAATTTTCAGGAGACGGGGCTGCTGTACCAATAGGAACACTTTTAGCTACAACTTGAATGTTACTTAAATCAATAAATGAATTAGGGTCAAGCTGGATAATAATATCGACATAACCCACACTATTTGAATCAGTATTATCAGAAAGTGGAATAATAACTGAATCAACAAAATCCTGATAACCACCCCCTAGTACTAAGTCCGACAGTAAAATAGTTTGAGTACCATTAGATGGTTGATATAAAACAGTAACAGCTGTATCAGCTGAATTTGATTTAGCAGTAAAATTCGTTGAAACCAGTCCGTCATAACCATTGTTGCTCGACCAAATAGCGCCATTATTGTTCAATCTTTGCCTAAGGTAAACATTATCCCAATCAGTATTATTTAATCTTAATGCAAATGGTGGGTTGTTAATTTGATCCTGGTTTGCAATCAAAGCAAGCTGCGTCACGGTTGTAGACGTTGTTAATGCTGCGCCTTCTAATACTAACGTCCAACCTGGCGCTATAGGATATTCACCTGCCGTATCAATAATTAATGGTGATGGAATATCTATTTGAGAAAATTGGGAATTAGAAATCTGATTGTCTGTAAACCCTTCTGTGGTCACAGCACCTTCACCGCCATCACTACCAGGTTGATAATCATCAATCTCATAAATCAAAGGATCAAATTGAGTAGGTCCTTGTCTGATTTCTATTCTGTAGCATTGCGAATCATTGAAATAAAGATTGTCAGGTAGTGTACCATTTGCCAAAAACTGCAATGGATTAGCCCAAGGTGTAGTTCCTTGGTTATCTTGATAGATGTCTTGAAAAACAAGATTATTATCATTGTCTAAAAAAAATGCGTAATAGGTGTCGTCTAATGGCTGGCCAACTAAATCAACCATGAACCAAATCGGATTAGCAGATCTTACATATGCTGTTGCCATTATTTTTCCCCTTCTTTCGATATATTATAAGCATTACTAAATCCTCTGACAGCCTTTTGGCCAAAATAAATGGTGACTAACCCAAGTAATGCTTTATTGGCTAAACTTTTGCGTTTTTTAATTTTGGATATCTCATTTTCATATTTTACTTTTTCCTTTAAGTTAATCTTTTTTTGCTTAGATAACTTTTTTAATTCATCTATTCTATCATCATAACTTTTTATTTTTTTCTCTAAATCTGCTTTTTTCTCTAATGCTGATTTATAATCAAAACGCTGTTTGTCAGCCAATTCTTGAGCTTTCTTTTCTTCTTTTGTTAGCTTTTCATGTTGTGCTTTAGCTTCTGATACTATTTTTTCAGCTTCAGGGACTTTAGCCTTAGCAACTTTATGTTCTTGTAATAACTTTTTAAGTTCTGGCAATCGATCTAAATATTCTTTGGTAAGTTCATCATAATCATGTAGTTTTTCTATTTTTCCAGCATATTTTTGACCAATTAAATGTTTTATATTCTCTGGATCTGACTTTACAATAGACCTTAAAGCTTCTTGTCCTTTTTTTGTTCTAGGATAAGCTGATTCACCACTTAAAGCTTTGATCATATTTTGTGGTAATGATTCACTTTTTTGGAATTTCTTAGCCAAATTTAAAGAGCGCAAAGGGAAAATAACATCAGAATATCCTCTGTTAATTTCTTTCAATTCTTTAGCTTCTACCTCACCTAAACCTTTATCAAGTGCTTCTTTTGCTGAATTCATTAATCCTTTTGATTCTTTTAATGCCTGTTTTATTTCTTCTCTTTCAGTCGCTGTGGCAGTTTTCATCTTTTGTGATAGATCAAAACTATAATCTCTAAGATCTTTATATTTAGCCATAAATGTTGCAGCATCAGTATCTGCGGCAGTAGGTGCTTTATCCATGATAGATTGCAAAGTTGGGCTAATTTCAGGTTCGTTAGTAAATTTTCCTTCTTTTAATGCTTTAGTATCACCTTTTATATATGCTTCAAGAATTTTATTATGATCTATTTCATAATTTTTAATAGCTTTTTCTGGCATTTCAAATTTGTTTTCAGCTACTCTTTGATTTAATGCTTTATATCGATCTGCATAATGATTCTCAATAATTTCTATTTTTTTATTTACATCAGATGCAACATGAATAGGATGAGCAGCACCTTTTTTAACATATCGATCAAATTTATCTTCAATATCACTTACTAACTTTTTAGCTGATTCATGAGATTTAGTAGCTTCATCTAATTTTTCAGCTGATACTTTAGTGCTAGGTGTAGGAAGATTTGAAGGTTCTTCGACTTTCAAATTAGCTAACTTTTCTTTAGCTTTACCTTTAGCTATATAAGGACTAGCACTGCCTGTCTGTTCTTTAAATAAATCTTTTGCTGCTTGTTCAGCCATTGCAGATTCTTCAACACTAGAAGATACTTCAGCTAATTTAGATTCCAGTGGTGATAATTTTTGAAATGGCGATTTTGCAATATTGTATGCACCTTTTCCAAGTGACGAGATACCACTACCAATAGATTTAAGAACACCTGGTATTTTAGGAATTAAAGGCATTGCACCGGCTTCAAGAGCGCCTTTTGTTCGTTCAATAACATCACCTGGGGTTGTTCCATATCCTACTGCTGCACCACCTAGTATTGCTCCAGGAAGACCACCTACTGCTCCACCTGCGGCAGTACCTGCTAATAACGCGGGTGTTCCACCAATAACGCTACCTACTTGACGACCTGCTTTTGCATATTCAGGATATTGAGAAGGTGTTATAGGTGCTTCTTCTCTAGTTTTTCCTTGAATAGCTGCTAGTTGTTTTAAAAATATATCTTTAGCACCCATAGGAATATTCTTTATTAATTCGATATTCCCACCACCTAGTTCTTGCTGTGCTTTTTCAATATTTTCAGGTGTCATTCCAAAAAGACTGGGTTTTGTAGTTTTTGTAGGTTCTTCTTCATTCAATAAAGCAAATAATGGATTGTCAAAAGACATTTCTTTAGATGGTGAAGCTTCTGACTCAATATTTTCTGGTTTGTAAGTATCTCCAAGTGCTTTATGATAAAGTTTAGATGCTTTTTTGCCTCTTTGAGTTGATTGCAAAAGCCTCAAATCATCTTCATCTAGCATGTTTACAAATGGATTATCTTTTGATATAGCCATAATTATTGACCTGCCATCAGTTTATTGACTGCTGCATCAATTTTTTCTTGAGGAATATTTGATTCAAGTAACTCTTGTTTCCATTTTTCAATTTGTTCTGGTTTGTATTTTGATTTTGGAGCAACTTCACTTTTGTTTCCAAATGTAAACATACCTTCATTTTTATTTGTTTTTTTGTATCGTTCTTTATTCTTTTGACCTTCTTCTACCATCATTTTAAAATCTTTTTTAATTTTATCTCTTTCTTTTTTAGCATCGATTGTTTTATCAGCTATCTGAAGAGCTGCATTTGGTGAAATAGCACCTTTACTTGATCGAACAATGTTGTCAGCTTTTGTCAATCTTTCGATCATTAATTTTCTTAAAGCTAATAAAGTGTTATTTTTTGCTTGCAACTGAAATAATGTATCGCCATCTTTTGGAATTGCATCATCAAATAATTTTTTTTCAAATTCTCTAAATGCACCTTTAAACTCTGAAGCCATTGATGAATATAAACTTTTAACATTTGTTCCAAATGAATTTAATAATTCGGTTTGTTCTTCATTACCGTATTTTTTTAAAAACTGAATATCTTTGTTTAACAATTCTGGATGCTTGTACATATCACGCATAACTGGATTAGCTAAAATCTCTTGGTTATGCTCAAGAATAGGTACCATGTTTTCACTTGCAAGTATTGTATCGCCCCATTTATCTATTTGTTTTATGGAACTTGCTCCCAAGTTTTTCTCAAATGCAGTATCTATTTCACGTTTTTTTTGCTGAGCAGGTGTTTCTTTTAAAAAGCCTAAAGCTATTAATTCTTCATTTGCTTTTTGTTGATCATTCATACCTGTTGGCATTTGTTGCCCTTGTTGCCCTTGTTGCACAGGTTGACCTGGCTGTCGTGGCTGTCCTGGCTGTTCACCTTGTATTCCACCATTAACAGGTGCATTTTCACCGCTAGCTCTTTTTATTAAATTAGCAATCATGTCTGCTTTTTGAGCTTCTGCCATAGTTTTTCTAGCTTGAGCTTCTTTTAATGGCTGCTCCATTTGATATTGGCGATTCAATTGTTTTTGATTCAAATATTGATCAATAATATTGTTAAACATACTATTTTTTTGTGGATTAACTACACCTTCAAATGGCATTTTATTCTCCTTAATAACCTAAATATGCAGGATATTGTTCGCCGCCTGTGTATTGGCCAACTTCGCTCATTCCGCCAGTTCCATAAGCCATACCACCTCTAATAGCCATATTTATCATATCTTGTATCATTTGATTTTTGGCATTTTGTTCGCCCATCTTTAGATTACCCATACCTTGGCCATATTGCATAGATTGGTTTCCTAGTTGTCCACCCATTTGAGCGCCTGTTCCATACATATTTTGGCCAATACCAATACCAGACAAATATTTCTTCATTAGATCATCCATGTATTGTTGACGATCTTTTTGCATGATATTACTAGAACCTTGTTGAATATTGCTTAGTGCAGTACTACTTCCAAGTAAACCCATTGAAGATGCAGCATCCATCCCACTGGATTTAGCTTGATCTTGTAGTTGTTGCGCATAAGGCGACATTTCATAGCCGGATGCCCATTCATTCTGCAATGCAGCAGGATCAAGTAATTTATCTTCAGCACCTGTTAGACGCCCAATTTGATCCATACCAGATTGCCAATAAGGACTTTGATAATTTTGTGCTTGTTCCCAACCTTTTGTATATTCCTTTTGCGCATCTTTATATCCCTTTCCTGGGTGGGTAATAAAATCGAACATGCCCATATGCCTACTCCTAAATCTTAACTATCATGTATGAATATGTTGAGGCATCAGCACCGCTTGATGAACTCAATGTAAAAGATACTTCATCATTGATAGATGTAGTAATTATACCTGCTGACACATTATTAGTTAAATTAAGAAATATGTTATCACCCGTATTAATAAGGTCGGTAAATACAGTAGCGGTTCCTGCTGCTAATGTGACTGTCCCTGTTATAAAAGTATTCTGTAATTTATCTAAATCTGTATTAATTGTATCCACTAATGTACTTAGCCAATTTTCAAATTGATGAGAAAATTTCTCATCCTGAATAGGCGCTGCGTCAATTCGTTCTAAATTTAAAATATCAGTTGGCTCCGCCACTTACCCTCCTAACATCCATGACACCACCAAGGATAACAATAGGAGCTTCACTTACTGAAATTAGCTTGTAGACGCGATTACGAGACGCTCCTAGTTGATACCAGCGCATGCGCCAGCGATATACACCAAGCTTGCTAAATTCCCTAGAATCGGCTGGAACGAAGCTAATACCGCCATCATCTGAAAAGTAAAGTTCAACATGTGGGTTAAATACATCAACGTCTACCTCATCGATATAGTCCGTTTCTTTACCAAATACAAAATCAATTTGTACATAATCAGTAACAAATTCACTGTAATCATCTTGTGAGATAATAGGTGTTACACGCTCGTATCGGAATGGTATGACAGAATAAGCATTCTCTGCTTGTATATTGTCTGCATCAGGATTTGTGATTTCATTAGTGTAAAAACGGCCTGACATTTCATAAATAGTCTTTTCACCATAAACTGTTACAAAATGCTTATTGTTAAAAAACACATGTTGTTGAATGCGATTTCTTTCACCATTGACTTCAATGCAGCGTGTCCATTTTTTAGTATCAAAATTGAACTCTACGCTATTTCCTTCTTGTTGTTGATTAAGCAAACATTCATCCAAATATCGGCCAGCAGCTACACGATAAAATATTGTATTTTCATATTGATATAAAAAGCATGAAAAAACATTTAATGTTTGTGAGCTTAATGTCACTGAATTGGAATACTTTTGAATTAAGACATCAATTGCCTTATTGGATATCTTCTGTGGCGCTCCGCCATTGGAAACCATGAACTGAATGAGTCCATCTTTATTTTTGGCAAGCCACGCCATCATATTAAAACCAACGCTCAACGATTTTGGATCAGCTATACCAAAATTCCATGAATAGGTATTACTTTTTTTCCAAGGAAAGGTAACAGCTGATTCACCACCAGCAGGTACTAACTGTGATGTAATATTTGACCATATTCCAACATTGAAATCAGTGAATATATAGAGTGTATTATTTAAGACTGCAAATTGACGAATAATCCCTTCTTCTTGAGCAAATACAGCTGAAGATGCAATTGTAAAACAAGTAGTTGCATCAAATGAATTACCATCTAATAACACTGTGCTCAAATTAAATTGTGAACTACCAGTATCTGATACAACAAGGCGATTCCCAAAAGTAGCTATAAAAGAAGGATTAGAAGGTGCCTTAGGATCTGTTACAATATAGAACTGACCGCCTGGTAATACAGAATCAGGTTCACGATAAATATAAACATTTTGCCCATCAACAAAAGCTGCAAATGTAATATTACCAGCAACTATGTAATCAAAAAAAACATTTCCATTTAATGTCGCTAATTTATCTGAAACCGTTATATTTACAACGTTGTATTGATTATCTATTCTAAATACACTATCATCTATTATAACGTACCAGTAATTTATACTTCTATATATAGCTCTGGGTTCATCATTAAAATTTAATCTATTCCTACCACCAAATTCAACATGGCTTCTTCCCATCGTAGGATACATAGCAGCTTTCTTTTTGCCAGAATCATCACTAATCAATGTCCAATTAGCGCAATCTTCAGGGCTAAACTGCCTAAAGCGTTGTCTTTCATAACCACCTAATATAGGTAATGGTGCAATAGGCATCAAACACCAGCCCTAACGCGCCATGCGCCATTTAGCATGCTTTCATTAACACTATTAATAGTAAGATTAACAGTACTCACTGATTCAATATTTTGCTTAGCCTCGACAAAAAGATTTTGATAATACTCTGTCCAAGCTGCCATTCTTCCTTTATAACCTGCTAAATCTCTAGCTAAGGCCAAGTGAAGAAATCGTAATTCATAATCTGGGAAAGATGACATATCATCATTAGCTGTCAAACCATCCGACTCAAATTTCCCATAAACATGTAGTTCATATTCCTGAGATGCACCAGGGTAAACCCTCATGCGCGTAATATTGGTTTCATTAAAAATGATGGCAAACCGTGGTAAACCAACTTGTGGATCATATTTATAACTACTTAAAAATACATCCCTTGATTGGATAACCAAAGGATAAGTGACGCCATCCAAAAGCAACCAAACATCAGCTGCATTGGATAAACGACCCTCTTGCACATCAGCGGCAGGTAAATATGATGCTGATGCAAATGTTATTTCAGATTGCCCAATTGAAAGATTGTAAGTAATTTCTTTTGCAATAGGAGTTAATAAACCACTCGAACTGTAAGATGATACTAAACGATTAAGTATCTTGATACCTTGGCTTAAATCATTACCTTGAAGAGGAACAGTAGGCGTACTAGCACTTATTAGCTGATAAGACTCTTGAATAAATTCTCTAACTGTCTCCGTCATCGTCTGGCTTCCTTGCCTGAGCTTTCACTTTTCGTATCTTTCTAACTTTTTGCTTAGATTCTTGCTTTTCACTAAACCATAAACCAGTTTCTAGCAATTGCGAAAAATCTTCATATGTACTAGCTAATTTCTGATTATTGTCTTTATCATAAACAAATGCAGCAAAATTTATCTTACTTACCCATCTGTTATTGTAAAAAACTTGAACGTCAGAGATTTTTTTCTTCCATTGCATAATATACCTTTTTACGAAAAAAAGCGGTAAGGAAAACCCCTACCGCTCAACCGTAATGTTATGAACGAACTCTAACCGCAAACTCCGGATTGATCGAAACACCGCATATTAAATCGATACGATCTAACTGAACGTAGTTTCGGATATCAGCACCCAAAGAATAGGTCATTGCCATTTTGTAAAGATCACTATAAGAAGTAACCGCTTCAACACCACCTTTCAGTTCTTTGATTGCAGGAGCTGCAAACACAACGGATTGGTTATGGAAAGCTAAAGACACGTTATGATCAGCAGCAAGTTGAACAGTTGCACCGTTAGGAATAGCAGCACTAATGTTCTGACGAGCGCCTGAGACAACAATAGCAGGACTAACTGGAATATCTGCATTACCTGCACCATCTGAAATAACATCAGCTGTTACAACAAATTGAGCGCGTTGAACTAATGGTTCATAGGTCAAAGGATTAACCATGAATACACCAGCAGCTTCGTCAATTTCGATGCTATCACCTTCATTGAAAACAGCAGTAGCTGCAGGTAAACCTGTTACAGAAATTGTGCTTCCACCTGTGATTGGGCCGTTTGTAACTGTACCAGCAGCAATAAAACCAGCTACAGCAGCACCACCAGCACCAGCACCCGCAATTTGTCGGGTCAAGAAGTTGGTTTTGAAGAAATCAAATCCAGACAAATGACCAACAAAGCCATCCATCAAAGCGCCTCTGTTAACCGTGTTGTTAAACAAGCTGCTTAAACCTTGTGAAAGCTGTGCAGATACACGAGGAGCATTAGCAAAGAAACGGTTGCCGTCTTCTGGAATGCCCAATTCAGTCATGTAAGCATCCGCTACAGTGATTAATGGAAAATCAACCGTTCCGCTTCCTGGTACACCAACTGCTTGGTAAACTTGCTTTTGGAAATTGTCAGTCGCAATGAACTTTTCTGCTTTGTTAGCTAATGTTTTAGCTCGTGGGTTCAACATCATGTCGAGGTAAGGTTCATCACGTGCGCGATCAAACGTTAATTCAAAACCATCAAACTCAACCATCGTGTGGAATTGTT